GAACTGAGACACCAGCTGTACAGCAGTCTCATTTAAGATATTCTCATCCTTAAATTTTTTAATTAATTATTAATCAACGAAAAAATTTAATGGGGAAAGGATGAGGAAACACACACAAATTTATTTGCAGGGGATGGGGTATAAAAACAGTGACTTTATCCCCTGTGAAGTGTGTGGCAGGCAGGCAGTAGATATTCACCACATCAAAGCCAGGGGCATGGGTGGATCAAAGGATAAAGATGAGATTGAGAATCTGATGGCAGTTTGCAGATCCTGTCATTTGGAATACGGTGATAAGAAACAGTGGGTGGACTTTTTAATTGATAAGCACAAAGAGAAACTGAATGATCACAGATGATGAATTTTTACGGATTGAGTTAGAAATGGGCATCAGCCTGGACAATCCTGCATTCCTAGAACTAGGGGCAGCAACTGCCAGGCAAATGTCAGATCTACCTGTGAGGTCAGTGCTAGACTTTGGGGCAGGCACTGGTGTTTATTCTGATGCATTCCACAAAGCTGGCTATGATGTAAAGGCATGTGAAAAGTTCCAGTCACATGTTGAGTACATGAAAATCAGAGTGCCACACATTGAGATCCTGGGCAAACCGATCACCACAGATCTGCTGGTATTTATTGAAACAGCAGAACACATGACTGACAAAGAACTGGATGCACTGTTCAAAAAGATACAGCCTGGATATATCCTATTCAGTTCAACATCACAGCGGACTGAAAATGATGAGGCCTGGGGGCATATTAATATCAAAGAGCAATCTGAATGGGATGCATATTTTTTAAACAAAGGGTATCAGTTAATCAGACCACTGGCATACCCAACAAACTGGTCAAAATTGTATGGCAAAGGTTAGCAATGGATCATTCAAAGTAAGTTTTGGAAAACGGAAAAGAGGATCAGCCAAAAAGAGTTACAACAAACACAGCCCTAGACCTAAGGCATACAGGGGGCAGGGCAGATGAGTAAGCTGAGAGCCATTTGGAAAATCCTGTCCAACAAATGTTGGTTTCTAGCTGTAAGCAAAACAGGGATGAGTGGTGATCAAGTTGAAACATCAGGACACTACACATACAACATGGCAGATGCCCTGATCAATAAACACATCACTGATGTAAACAACTTTCTAGAACAGGAAAGTGCTGTCAATGAATTTAACAACATAGTAAACGGAATCAAATGACATCTATGAAACCAGGATATGAAGTTGGACACTATATGGATGATGAGGCTATTGGCAAAAATGATGTAATAGCTGCGGAAATATGCAACTATGGTGGCTTAAATAAAGTTGGAATTTATTACTGGAGTAGTGATGTAAAGAATATTTGGGATGACTACAATACTGTGGCAATATTAAAAATTAAGAGCAAGAAAGCATGATACTACTACCTGCACAGATTGAAAGCATAGCATCCCGAAAAGATAAGACAGTCAGGATCACCATAGGCACACAGGAATTGACACCTGCCCAGGCAGCTGAACTATTCCAGCTGAATCAGAAATTTTGCTATGCAGCCATCAAAGAGGAATCATTCCAGGCTAGTGAGGTGGATGCCATTGAGAATCTAAAGACAGACCTGGAAACCGAAAAGACACCCAGCCAAAGACTGAGGGCTATCCTTTACATAAACTATCAGCAAAAGCCTGATGGCTATAAGGACTTTGCTACTTACTACCAGGGAAAGATGGAAAAGATCTGTGAGCATTTCAAATCAAAATTAGACTAACATGGAAAAGGCAATAAAGAAACCTACTAAGAAAGCTGCACCTAAAAAGGCAGCAAAGAAACCTGAGCCAAAAAATAAGGTAGGCAGACCAAAGAATATTGAGACACCTGAGATCATGTGGGATCTGTTTCAGCAATATAAGAAAGACACCAAAGCAAATCCATTCATTGTCAAAGACTGGGTGGGTGGAATGGGCAAACAGGTGCTGAGAGAGAAAGAGAAACCACTGACACTGGAGGGATTCAATGTGTGGTGTTTTGAACAGGGGATTGCATCATGGCTGCATGATTATTTCATGAATAAAGAGGGCAGATACAAAGAGTTTGCCAATATCTGCTCTATAATAAAGGAACAAATCAGGCAGGATCAGGTGGCTGGAGGCATGGCAGGGATCTACAATCCGAGCATCACACAGAGACTGAATGGCCTGGTGGATAAGATCCAGGAGGATGGCAGCAAAGAGGTGACCATCAAAGTCAAGTATGAAAAGAAAGAAACACCTAAGGATTAGAAATATAATTCTAATTAGTTAAAATCAGTATTCAAAAAGAATATCAATTAAATCAAATTAGAAACATATTTCTAAAAACAAAAAACCTATGAAATATAAAAAAGGATTCAACAACTTTGACATCTATTGTGGAGAAGATGAAAACGGCTACACAGTTAGAAGAAAGATATACTTCTTTTATTCAATACCTATTTGGTGTAAACAATACAAAATAAAATAATATGTGGAGAGAAATTAAGCTATGGCTTACATCAGTATTTATTATGTGGGCATTTGACATTTGTCCTAATGGATATTTTAAAAATGCATTTTCTCAATTTTTAAGAGAAAATATAACTGATTTAAAATAAAACAAATAACCTATGAGAACTATTAAAATAATAAACATTTTATTTCAAGCATTATTGCTAACATCATCAATTTATCATTATTGTATTTCAAACTACAATAGGGCTATTTATGACTTATTATTGGCAATATTTATATCACTTGTTAGTATTGAGTCTAATACTAATAACCAAAACAAATAACCTATGAAACCAGGTAACTAAAATATACCAATGGATAAAGAAGTCAGATTAAATGAACTGCATGTCAATCAGCAGAAAGTTGTGGATGGTCACAAAAGATTTTCTGTGCTATCCTGTGGCAGACGGTGGGGCAAATCTGCCCTGGCCATCAACCTGCTATCTGAGACAGCCATTGCAGGCAAATTGGCTGGCTATTTCACACCGACATACAAACTACTGGATGGCACATTCAATGAGTGCCTGCATGCCCTAGAGCCTATCATATCACGCAAAAATGACCATCAATTCATTGAACTGATCACAGGTGGCAAGATTGAGTTTTGGTCACTAGAGAATGAACTGGCAGGTAGATCCAGGAAATACCACAGGAATATCATTGATGAGGCTGCCTTTGTCAAAAACCTATGGAATAGATGGACTGAATCCATCAGGCCTACACTGACTGACTTTAAAGGTGATGCATTCTTTTTGTCTACACCTAAAGGCAAAAATGACTTTCATAAGATTTGGCAGAGAGGCAAATCAGGGGATGCTGGATGGGTAAGCTGGCAGATGTCTACCTATGACAATCCATATATTGATCCATCAGAAATAGATGAGGCTAGACTGGATCTGCCTGAGTTGGCATTCAGTCAGGAATACATGGCTGAGTTCAATGAGAATGTGGCAAATCCATTTGGTGCTATGTTCATCCAACAGTGTACCTATCCAATGAGCAATCAGCCAGCTGTATGCTATGGCATTGACCTGGCAAAGTCATATGACTATACAGTGATCATAGGCCTGGATGAGAATGGCACAGTGTGTCACTTTGATAGGTTTCAGGATGACTGGAGAACAACAAAGCAAAGAATCACAGCACTGCCCAGGTCACCGATCCTGATGGATAGCACTGGAGTGGGTGATCCTATCTTTGAGGATCTACAGGCAGCAGGCCTGGATGTCACAGGCTTTAAGTTCAGCAGCACATCTAAACAGCAACTGATGACAGGGCTACAGACAGCCATCCAACAGAGAAAGATTGCATTTCCTGATGGGGCAATCACAGCTGAACTGAACATCTTTGAATATGAGTTCACCAATAATGGTGTAAAGTATGCAGCACCTAGTGGATTCCATGATGACTGTGTGATGGCATTGGCACTGGCCTGGAATAACCACAACACAAAGAGAGGGACAGGCAGATATTCATTTGCGTAAAGCTATCCCTTTACTTTATTCCCAAAATAGTAAAGCTATCACTTGCCAGTCTAAACAGGTGGCATTTTCTATTTAAGGGTATGACATGGAAAGATATAAACGTATTTCAGTGGCAGCAACTGTATGACCTGCAATCAAATGTTGAGAGCATGTCTGAACAGGAAATGAGCATCAAGACAATTGCCATCCTGACAAATAAGACTGAGCAACAGATCCAGGATATGTCTGAAAAGCAATTCCTAAAGATTGCCCACAAAATCAAGTTTCTACAAAAGCAATTTGATGTCAAGCATGTAAACTACATCTATGCAAATGGCAAAAGATTTAAATGCCAGTATGATGTCAAAAGAATGCCAGCAGGCAGGTACATAGAGACAAAGCACTTTGCTGCCAGCTTTACTGAAAACCTGCATAGAATAGCAGCCACAATGGTCATCCCACAGAAAAGAAACTGGCTAGGCATGTGGGTAGATCTGCCCTATGATCCATCTAGTCATGAGGAATATGCAAATGACATGCTGACTGCACCCATCACAGATGTGCTGGGATCTGTGGTTTTTTTTTGTCAAGTGTACAGGCACTGGATAAAAGTTTCAAAGGACTTTTTGATCTCGGAGATGATGAGGATGAAGATGAGCAAGCTACAAGCGGAAATAGTGTATCAGGCTTTATGCAGCGTTTTGGATGGATTTACCAGGCATCCATTGTTGCCGAACATGAAAAGATCAAACTAGAGGATGTGTACAATATCATGACTATCCAATTTTTAAATGATTTATCCTACCTGAAAGCCAAAGCAGAAAACGACAAAGAGCAACTGAAAAAAGTGTATGGCAAAAACAACTAAACAACTACAGGCTGAACTGGTCAATGATGGATTCCTGGACAAACTAGGGAATGATCCAACTGACTTTGCATCTGTGGGTGAACTGCCTACAGTAGAAAGATTCATGATCAAGTCTGCTGCATTGTTTATTCAGAACATAAAGGATGAGTTAAACAGAAAGGGAAAGGTTGCCAGTGGTGGCATAGAGGATGGCATTTCAGAGGGTGCATTGACAAAGGACAGCAATGGCTATGAGATCACTATAGGATGGGACAAATCAGATCCTGCATCAAGATACTATGACTTTGTAAACAAAGGGGTGAGTGGGTTTGAGAAAGGTGAGCCAGGATCACCATACAGCTTTAAAAAGAAACTGAACAAAAAGGGTGGCATCCTGTC